CTATATTTTGCGGGGTCTGCCTACTGCTTTTTTCAAATCTTCCGGCCTTTCATTTAGCCAATCAGATAGTTTTTTTAAATTCCATCTTCGACCTTTTACAGTCTCAGTAATGTACTTGGGTTTTGGGAATCCTTTCAAGCAAATAATAGATGCTTTGAAATATCCTTTCTCATAACTTAAAAATTCTGCCGCCTGATCATCTGTCAACCAAATGTCTGAAGGTGGCAGGGCAACAATAAAGTTACCCATATTCGCCATTGCTGTCATTAACTCACCTCCAATCTTTTACCTACTTTGATTTCTTCGTCTGTCGCGTGTCTTACATCAGACTTAAACGAGTGCGACTTCCTGTCATAGAAAACCGTGAACAAATCACCTTTTATTTCGCAAATTTCATATACATTCATATTGCTAAATTTAGGATGAACAACCTTATCCCCAACCTCAAAAATATTGTGCTGGCGGCGGTATTCGAGAAGGGCCTTATTCCAAAAATAGGAATCATAGGGATTCCATTGATTCTTCTTGCAGTAGTCTGCACACCAAGACCATGCTTCGACCTTATAGTTCACGACACTTCTCCCAAAGCCAGCACCACACTACTCGGCAATCCACTTAAATAAGTCGTAAACAAGTGATACAACTTGTCCGCATTCATCTCGTTGATTTCCAGCATTGCACCTGTGCCACTGATTACACGTTGCCGTGACCATCCGCGCATATCAAAAGTGAACTCATTGTCGAAATCCACCGCGTTTAAAATTGCATTAAATGAGCCGACATCGCCTGCAGACCATGATTCAATGTATGGCTTGTCACGTGCCGTCATGTTGTCAATTTGAAGCTGAGCAAACCGGATGTTTGTGCGCTGGATTTCAGTCATTGGCTGGCTCCTCAACCACAGTCATGCGGTATTTTTTGCCATCGACATCAAATAAAATATCCATAGCTGTTTTTTGAAGATGGATCGCTACTGCTGTGATAGCCGAATCAGTAACATCCTCTTTTTTCCCGACCACAATACCTTTATTTATATCTACTCGACTTGCATAGATTTGGTTTGTCAACATTGAGCAAACGACACGCATTGGATTAGTCATTGGCTGGCTCCTGTGCTCATGGCTTGTTCCAAGTCATTCAGAATCACCATTGCATCTTGATGTGCATAGTCATCCAATAATTCACAAGCTGTTTCACAGAGAACACGGGCAGCACTTGTTTTCATTTCTTGCTCATAAAGTTGATCACTCAACTTCTTGATAACTGCATCTTTTTCCGGCACCGCTTGGGCTTTGGCTGATTGCCATGCTGACCAGGCTTTATTTAAATCATCTGTGACAATGTAGTTGCTTTCGTATTCATTCAGAATTTCGCTGAATACAACATCTTCAAAATCATCACGGTCATAATTTTCAGACCACCATGCTTCAAATTCTTTTAATGACTGAATATCCATCACGCCACCTTTCCTAAATTTACATCCAATGGACTCACCAAATGCACCTGGTATTCCTCATACAAAACTTGGCAATTTCGATTACCGGTTAAATCCTTTGCCACAAGTACATAATCCAGTTTTGTACCTTTACCTTTAAAAGTTGCACCACCATCAGCAAGGTCTTTCTTTACGTAGCCCAATTTTTCCAGCCATAATTTAAAGCCAATGGCATGCTTGTTTTTGATGCGGAAGATCATGCTGCAACCTCCTGTGGATTAAGCTCAGCAATGATCTGGTCAATTTTTTGATTGAACTTAATCACTGACTGCTCAATTTCTGCGATATCCAAATCCTTTGCAAACACCCGAATAATCACAAGTTGCAAATATTCAGGCAGGCGAGGGTCAAAACTCACAAAGTCACACCATTTGCGACGAGTACAAGCCAATTGCCAGGTGATTTGTGAAATGTATTCCGCTGGCACTTCTTTGGTTAAAACAGTGTTTAAATGGGTTTGCGAATTAGGGCACTTCACCTCTAACTGCCCATCTTGATCAACTAGACCATCAGGGCTCGCACCACTCATTTTGATGGTAGGGTGGTCAATCAATCCGGTGCCAATCACAAAATTACCCGTTTCATTTTCATAAGCAGTAATGGCATGAACTTCCTGATCAATCCCCCATTGCATAGCTGAGTTAATAAAGGATTCCTCCTGAACGCCAGTAAGGCGCTCAGTCAGAATTGTTAGGGTTAGTGCGTTATATGCCTTGCCTTTACTTGGCTTTGCATCAATATCCTTGACACGGCTTGCTGTAACCTTTCCGCAGCGGTCAGCATGCCAATCTTCACTACGCTGGAGAATGGTCATAAGTTTCTCCTTGGCGTGCTAAGGCTTGGTCTGCAAGTTCGGCTATTTGTTTTAAGTTTGCTGAATGAGCCGTCCAAAAATGTTTAGCCCATGTATTTTTTGGCAATGTTGCATGAGCTTGTGACAACCGCCCTGTACCGTATTGAGCTTCAGTTTTGAAGAATGGTAATTGTTCATCCTCAAATGCTTGATAACCCTCTGGAATAGCATTATCTGTTTGACCGTGGACAGTTTTAATTGAGCAATCATCAATTCGTTTAGCTTCATCTTCGTCATATATACCCGAGAAGCCAAAAGCTACACGAGCACACTGAATCAACGCCTTATGACGCAACATGCGTTTAGGATATTTTTTCCATGGTTCTGAGTTACCCTGGCATTCATCCAAATACTCCGTAACTACAGTCGGGTGAGCTCGGTCTTTACGATAAATCTTGCATGTGCATGATTCATTATCTTGCTCAAACTGAATGCCGTCGCATAATGGGTTGTCGTTAATGATGCGCGACCAGCCATCCACACCAACCACAGGAACAATGCCGCCACTACCTTTGGCGGGGAAGGCGTAGATTTCCTTAGTAAATGGATTGAGCTTATACTGGTTAGCGACAATTAAAAGACTTACAAGCTGAACGTCGTTTGCACCTTTAAAAACAGTGTCAATTAAGGTTTGTTTCAATTGCTCTGGGTCAACATCTGCCATATCAAATGCTAAAGCAACCTTGTGCATTTGAGTTAAAACAATGTCATTTTGCTGTGCTAATGCATTCATATTCTTATTCCTTAGTATTTAATTGAAACATTTGGTACAGCGTTATTTGCGATTGCGCGAATCACATTCTTCGCTGTTTCTTCTGTTAATCCAGGAATCGCAAAACATAGGGCGCTTACAGCTTCACGATTGATAGAGCGCATATGTTCTTTATTTGCTAATCGAGCTTCTTCCGCTTTACGTGCAGCCTCAGTCTGAGCAAATTGTTCAGCCTCAATACGCTTACGCTCATTTTCAGCAGCCTGTACAGCACGCAATTCAGCAGCCTCTTTTTCAGCTTTTAATCGAGCTTCGCGCTGTTCTGATTCGCGTTTTTCACGCTCAACACGCTCAGCTTCAAGACGTGCTTTTTCTTCTGCTTCGCGAGTAGCTTTTTCAGCAGCTTCGCGGGCAATTTGAGCTTCACGTTCTTGTTGAATGCGTTGTTGTTCTGCGATGCGAAAGCGTTCTAGTTCAGTTTGCTCCGCTTCGTATTTTTCACGGTCAACCTGAATTTTTCGAAACACCTCTAAGCATTCATATTTTTGAAGTTTTGCGTGTTCCTGGTATTCAGCAAATGACTCATCAACAGTGATGGCTTCAATCTCCGCAATCACAGAAAGAATTAATGAAAGTGGAGACCCAATATAAACACGGCCACTATCAAATTGAGCAATCTTGTCTTGAATAGCCTGAATACGATCCTTTTCAGCCTGTTCCCAAGCATCACGCGGTGCCAAGATTTCATTGCGAAGTTCATCAAATTTCTTAACAGTCGCAATGCGGTCATCATCAATAAGCTTGATCTGAGCCTTTTGATCAGCGACCAATTCCTTGCCACACTTCTCAATAAAGGTTTTAGATTTGCTCACCTTCATTGCCAGTGAGCCAATCTGATCTCGCCCTTTTTTAGTGGTTACATCTGGAACATGTGAGCGCGCTTCTTGAGCAATACGCTCGAATAATTCAGTGGTGCCGCCTGGTGTGCGAAATGCAGCTACAACAATGTTTTGATCCGCGATTTCTAATTCAAATTTTGCATTCATTTTTCTTATCCTTGTGCCATTTCAAATTTTTCAACCGCATCTGCTTCAAGCCATTCATTCAACTCATAGACCTGAGATTCAGTCAGAATGAAATGCAATCCTGCTGGTGTTTCTTCAAAGTCAGATCGAGTGACCAGAGCCAAAGTCTTGTTATCCACTTCAAGCTTGGTGTAATCCACATCACGGCCAGATTCAGGGTGAAATTGCTGTTCCACGCACATTGAATCAGTCAGCTCAACCGCTTTGATTTCACAGTCAATGGATTGGTTGCCGACCTCGAAAGAGAACTGCACATTGTCTGCGTCAACTTCGATATGTGACGAGATTGAAAGCAGCGGAAAACAAGGAGCAAGCAATTCAGGTTTAGTTTGAGCGTTCATGGTTGGTCTCCATCTGAAACTTAACCGCCTGCAACGTCTGACGATCCACATCATCTGAACAACTACGGACCATGAAAGGTGTTGCTAAAATTGGCGAACTAAAAACCACTACTGCAATCACGTCACGCATAAAAGCTTTGAACTTATTGCGTTTATTGGCCTTAGCAATCTGCTTTGTAGAAGGCGGCTGCTGGTAAAGAATCCCTGTTGTTGGGATGTGGCCAAACGTAGGTGTTTGACTGTGGGAAGGTGTTTGGTTCATAATAATTTCACTCACAGGTTTGGTTGTGGGTCATGCTCCAGGTTGTTCGTGCAACGCTGGGGCTTATTTTTACTTGATGTTTAAAGCATACTTTAATAAATATATCATGTAAAGCATACTTTAATAATATTTTTAAACTTTACTTTAATTTATGTTTTAATAGACAAAAGAAAACCCACCGCTGGGGTGGGTTGATTGGACTAGGTGCTATTTCTTAGAATTCTAAATGCCCTTGCTTAACGATTTTATGCTCCAGAACCTCAATGACCTGAAATTCTGTTTTCAGTTTTCCGTGGGCAAAAGTTTGTATAGTTTTTAATTTGACCTTTAAAAGATCACCTTTACCAAACCTTAATTCACCAGCATCAATTTTTCTTAAAAATTCTTCATCAAGAATAGCTGCATTGATTGGTGAACCACCATTATCAAACTTCCATTTATTATTATCTTTGAAAACCGCAGCCTCGATTTGCACAAATGTCTCAGTGATATTCTCACTTAGATCGTTTTCAATTTCTTGGTATTCAAAGTAAGTTAATTCAGAATCATCGATTGCCAGATCGGCATCTTTTTTATCACCAGTTCTGGATACAAAGAATGAATCAATCCCATCCTTCTCTAGTGGCTCCAGCATCTTGTTAAGATCACCAACAATAGTTCGATTTTTATAAAGCTTTACCACCTTACCATCAGTTTCATAGTATTCAGTTTCACTGAGATATACCTTAAGACGACCATCTTCATCAATGATTTTGGTGGGTTTTTTGCCCTTTAGAAATCTAATCAGCCCAATAAGACCAGCACCACCAACGAATCCAACAATCTCAAGAATAGTCCAGGCATTAGAAATCGCAGATGCATTATCACCAGCAAACATATCTCGAATTTGGCTAAGAAAATGCACAACTGTATGCAGTTCCATACCAAAGCTGCCAGCTCTAAATGAAGCATTTACTTTTAAATTGAGATCAGCTTTATCCCCATTTAAAGCCTTATTAGCATTGGATAAAAGATCATTTACAGCAATCATAGCTGGCGCAAGGTCGCGAACATCCATTAAATGATGCTCTAATGCCCATCCATCATAGATTACATAAAATCTCTCTGCCATTTCCCCAACCACATTATCTTCAGGCTTATTCATATAGTATCAATCTGCGTTCATAGTTTCATTATATGTTTGACATATACTCGACATCAGTTGTCGTGCGCTGTGTCTTATGTGTTCAAAAGCCGCATATAGTGGCTTTTATTATTTAAATCTTTCTATATAAACCAACAACCTTACCAACCAAACGACAATCCTCAGTTAGCTTGATAATCTGTTCTGGCCAATCTGGGTTAAGTGGTTGTAAATATTTGTCCCCACCTTCAATAATCAGTTTCTTAAATGTAGCTTCAGTTTCCCCACTACAAGCAATGATAACCAGATCATCGGTCTGTAAATCAAAAGTCTGAATGTCTGGATTTACGTAAATACGATCACCTGGCTTAAAGTCGGGTTTCATAGAGTTACCCACAACAACCAAACCATAGCCATTTTTTCCACACTCTTTAATTGGTGGTAGATACTCATCCACTTCGGCATCTTTTAATACGGTTTCAATATTCCCGAATGATCCAGCGGCAACCCAAGAAATAACAGGAACTGGGCGGCCCTCAAGGCTTATTTTTTGCGTCAAATCGATGTTGTTATCAAGTTTCTGATCACTTGATGTATCTAACATTCCATGCTTGGGATCACCAGCCAACCAATGAGGATTTACCCCTAAAAATTGGGCTGCTTTGGCATTTTTAAAACTATCAAGTGACTTGGTTTTGCCGTTAATCCACTGACCAACCGCAGCCACAGATGCTTCGCAATACTTAGCCATAGCCGCCCTGTCCAGCTTCTTAAGATTATTTTTGGACAAGAAGTGAGATATAGCTTGATTAATCCTATCCTCAAGAGTGCTCATAATAAAATTCACTTTAAATTTAAAGCCAGCTTACAACACAATTAATAAAGCTTGCTTGCAAAAATATATTAAAGTACACTTTAATAATAAAGCATACTTTCGGGACTATGTATGAGAGTACTTATCAAAACCAGCGACGCAATCAAGCATTTTAAAAATGCATCACAGCTTGCTGATGAAATTGGCATCACCCCTCAAGCAATCAATCAGTGGGGTGAGTTTGTTCCAGATCCTTCAGTTGGAAAAATCATGGCTGTTATCCCTGGAATTCCCTACAAGATTGTCCGGGGAACACCCACGCAAACGCTCTTAACCGCCTAAACCAATTATCAACAACTTAGCGTTTTAAATAAACGTGAGCTTAATCAAAGGATTCACATGGATATATCGAAAGAGACCAAAACCGCACTACATAAGATGATTCACCAATCAAATGGGATTACGCCTAAAGAGATTGCTGATGTTGTTGGCGTGTCTCACAACACGATTTTGAATTATGCAAATCCGAACATGGAAAACCATTTGCCGAGCCTAAAGGCATTTGAAGCAATGCTGACTTATACGCAAAACCCAGCTTCTTTAAAAGTATGGGCGCACAAATTAGGTTTTGCATTAGTTCCAGTAGAGCAAGCGGAAGGAAAAGATCATCAACTAGGTGTTCTTGAATCACTGCTTGGTATGAATGTTGGCAATGGCGCAGCGAATAAACAGGTTTTATCTGCTCTGGAAGATGGTGTGGTGACACCTGCTGAAATGGATGAGACAGATCGCATCCTGGAAGAAATCGAACACAAAATCCAATCTTTGCGTAAAGCTATGAAAGGCGAGTGCGCAAAGTATTTATCAGCTCTACAACGAGAAAAAGCCTGATCTTGGGGATCAGGCTTTTGTATTCAAAACTTCAGGAGCATTGAATGAAATCAAATTTAGCACAAAATACTCAAAAACCAAAGCGCAAACCGATTGGTGACAAATTGCGGTTTGAGGTTTTTAAACGTGATCAATTTAAGTGCCAGTATTGTGGCAAATCTTCTCCTGATGTGATCTTGCATGTCGATCACATTAACCCAGTTAGCAAGGGTGGCGACAACGATATCTTAAATCTTATTACCTCTTGCCAAGAATGCAATTCAGGTAAGAGCGACCGATTACTTTCAGATACCACAGCACTAGACAAGCAGAGAAAAATGCTTGAAGAGCTTGATGAGCGAAGAAAGCAATTACAGATGATGCTTGATTGGCGTGAAGAACTTAAAGGCTTTGATAACGAGGTTGCTCAAAGTATTGCTGATTATTTTGAACAATACATTGATGGTGCAGCGACTGTTAATGAAATGGGATTAAAGAACGTCAATAAATGGTTAAAAAGATTTGAAGTTTCAGAATTGTTGCAGGCAATTGATGACTTAAATCCTATCTATACAAAAGACAAGAATCTCGATGCATCAGCCATGTTTGAAAACATCCCGAAGATTGCAAATTTCAATAGAAAGGGCGATGTAGAAAAAACCGCATGTTACATACGAGGAATCTTAAGGAATCGCATTTCGTATGTTGATTACCAGAAATCAGTAGCCTGGCTTATTGCAGCACTTAATAGTGGTGTGGATGAGGAAGAGCTAAAGGAATTAGCCAAAACTGTAAAAAATTGGACTCAATTCCGAGAAGCAATGGAAGATATTTTAAATGGCTAGAGCGCGTAACATTAAACCCTCATTCTTTTTGAATGAGGATATTGTCGAGCTTCCATACGAAGCTCGACTCCTTTTTATTGGGTTATGGACTTTAGCGGATCGTGAAGGTCGTTTAGAGAATCGCCCTAAAAAGATCAAAATGTCTTTATTTCCTGCTGACGATATAAACGTTTCAGAACAGTTATCTAACATTTCTAAATACGGTTTTATCAAGTTATATAACGTAGATAATCTTGATGTTATCCAGATTGAAAACTTTGTAAAACATCAAACACCGCACGGATTAGAGAAAGATAGCGAACTTCCTGATCAAAAAGGCATATACACAGTCTATTTTCGTAACCCAAAAAACAAGACTGTAACTGGTAAACCTCTATACCTGAAGCATGATCAATTAGCTGATTTTTACGCTAAAACAGGAGAGTTTTCTCAAAATAACCCAAATCAAGGCGCTGAAAACAGTTATCAAGATCAAAACAATGATGTTTCTAACAATACGCATCAAGTTAGTGAACAGGATAATAACAGTTATGGAACTGTTTCTATCTCAGACCAAAACGCCCTGAATCCTGAATCCTTTAATCTGAATCCTGATTCACTGAATCCAGAGATAACGGAAGATGACCGTTTTGTTTTTGATCTCTCTGTCGTCAATACAAAAATCAAACTTCGTGGCTTACAGGAAATCACCCAGGAAGACCTGAATAAACTTCAAGGTGATTTACAAGCTGAGTACGGCCATAAAAATCAAATGGTGAAAAACCAAATTCTTGGAAAGCTGGTTCAATGGGTTGAGCGTAGACAAAACACCCCTCTGAACAACTACGGGAAACAATCTGGTTATTCATCCTCTGAAAAACCAAACAACCGTAACGTCAACGACGCATGGGAAGGAATTCCTCAATTCCAAGGACATGTTGAGCCAGTTGAAATACCGGAGGATTTTGTATGAACGCTATGATCTCAATGAAATTTCAACAGGTACAGGCTTACTGCGCTGAACACCAGGTTCAAAAAGTTCAAGCTGGACCTAATCAGGTTTGCCCTGAGTGTGCAAAGAATCTGGTGAGCAAGAACAACCAGAAGCATCAGGAATCTGTAAACAAGATGGTCCGTGATTTGCACTTTGCCGGAGCAATGATTCCTGAACGCCACAAGGATTCAGGTTTTAGAAATTACAACACGAATTTTGCTGGACAATCGAATGCCTTAAACAACTGTGTTGAGTTCTCAAGAGTCATGATTGCCGGTCAAAAACGTAATTTCATCATGTCGGGTAAGACCGGTACAGGTAAAACCCATTTGAGCTGTGCGATAGCCAGAACGCTTTTAAACAAGGGAATTTACGTTCGCTATATCACCTCAGAGGATATGGCTAATGAAATTGCCAATGCCTGGAAGAGGGAGGCAAATGACAGCGAATCAAACGCAATCTACCGGTTCACTGAGTATGACCTGCTGATTCTGGATGAATACGGCCTACATGATCGTCATGAGAACCGACTTCAACTGGTGCACAAAGTTTTGTATTCACGCTATGACGCAGGCAAGCCAACCATGCTGATTTCAAATCTTACACTGGCTGAATTGCAGAAGGATTTAGGGGATCGTCTATGGTCTCGGTTTCAACATGACGGATTAACACTGGTTGAGTGTAATTGGGTGGATCAGCGTTTAGGGCAAAGCGCAGGGGGTGGGGTGTGAACGCATTTACCAAGATTCAAGCTGTAGAAATCCCAACTCTGGTTTCAGATTTCGTGATCAGTAGTTATGGCGGTGGAACAAACTCAACGGCATTGCTGATCGAGTGTGTAAAGCGCGGCATTCGTATCGACATGATTCTGTTTGCCGATACTGGTGCTGAGAAGCCTCACACCTATGCGTATGTTGAGTATTTCTCGAAGTGGCTTGTGTCAAAAGGCTATCCAGCAATTAAAACCGTAAGAGACGCAAATACCAATCTGGAGAAGGACTGCTTTGATCGCAAGGCTCTTCCAAGTGTGGTTTACGGAAAAGGGAATTCATGCAGCCAACGATTCAAGATCCAACCGCAAGACAAGCTAGTTAATAACAGCGTGATTGTAGGGGGGGCGACTGGTGAAACTGATCGGATATGACGCTGATGAGCCGCATCGTGCAAGTCGCAAATACGAAGATAAATTCACTCGGATCTATCCGTTGATTGATTGGGATATGGGGCGCGACGAATGTATCGAGACCATCAAAGAAGCCGGATTGGTTTTGCCGGGCAAATCATCATGCTATTTCTGTCCAAATTCACGCCCAAGTGAAATTAAGTGGCTTGAGAAGTATCAGCCGGAGCTTTTAGCTAAAGCCTTAAAAATGGAAGAACAAGCGGATCTGACAGACATAGTTGGCCTTGGTCGCAATTTCTCTTGGAAGTCTATCCATCAGCAGCAGGATGCATTTATGGACCACTTTGTTCCAGATATGCCGTGTGATTGTTATGACGGGGGTGCCGCATGAACGAAATCCTTCAGCAAAGAATCGAGTCGGTACAAGCTGGCAAAAACATAACTCATGCTCAGATTGAGGCTAAACGCAGTCTACGTGAGCAGCTTGATAGCGACCTTGAGGCTTTCTTTGCAAATGGAGGTCAGGTGCAGGAATTACCACGAGGTTATTCGGGTGAGTTTTCTTACTTCAATGGTCGTCAAGTGGGTAGTGCTCAAGCAACCATGCGTAGTGTGATGTCAGCTGCTGTATCTGAAGCACATGCAAGACGTAACAATCCAAATGTAATTGCTCGCAATAAGGCGCGTGAAGAAGGCCAAAAGCACTTTTATGGAGCTGAGTGTGTGAGTTGTGGTGGGACGCTTCGGTATACCAGTACCAATAGCTGCTTTAGTTGCAACAAGGCCTCAGCCATCAAAAATTACAACAAAAGAATGGGGAAGGCATGCAAAACCACGACTTAAAAATACTGCGGGACAAATTAAACGGCTCAATTCCACATGATGAGGATGAGATGGAGCTTCAAGAACAATGGAATCGGATGCATGCGGAAATGGAAGCGCTGAAGGCTGAAGATGAACGGAATTGGGTGGAGTGTCGGGGATGAGTGATTTTAAATCGTGTCCAGTTTGTCGAGAGCAGTCAGACCAATGTCTGTCTTGTGCTTGTTATGTTGTGGATGGTGAGCGTATTTACTACGAGAAGCTGAAGGACTTTGGTGCTACCAAAGATCATGAAGTTCGATTTGTTAATCGCATTCAAAAGCAGCGCACAACAGCATTTTTTCACAATGGAGAACTGTATATACCAAGTCGTCAAGGTAGATCGGTTCCTTTAGCTATTGGTTTGCAGTGGGATGCATGGCAAGAGCAACAAGCCATCATCGACGACCTTCGCTCACAACTCAACAACATGGAGGCTTGTTATATCGAGAAGAAGAAGCAGGTTGAGGCTGTGGAGCATATTTTGGGTTGCGCAATGATTGGGCCTAAAGAAGTTTTTCAATATGCGGACAGAATTGGAAAAGCCCTGCGAGGTGCCAATGAAACTAACTAAGCAGCAACGTGCAGAACTAAAAATGAAGTTTGGCGGCCATTGTGCATATTGCGGTGAATTGCTGGGTGATAAGTGGCATGCGGATCATTTGGCACCAATTTACCGAGGTCATGATGAAAATAAAGATATTTCACATCGTGGAAGCGATGAAATTGAAAATTTAATGCCTGCTTGCATTTCATGCAATTTAAGCAAATCAACTTGGTCGTTAGAAATGTGGCGAGATGAGCTGAAAGCCAAGGTTGAGCGGCTACATAAGTATGAAAAAAACTTTCGCCTTGTTGTTGCGTTTCAGCAAGTAGAGATAACGCATAAACACGTGGTTTTCTTTTTTGAGAAGTGGGGTGCCAATGCGTAGAGCCGCAAAGGTTGATGCAAATCAGACTGAAATTGTTAAGGCGTTACGTCAGGTTGGGGCAAGTGTTCAATCGCTTGCTTCAACTGGCAAAGGTTGTCCAGATCTACTGGTAGGCATTCGGGGATTAAATTTCTTGATTGAAGTGAAGGATGGTGCAAAACCTAAATCAGATAGAAAACTCACACCAGACCAGGTGGCATGGCATCAGACATGGCAAGGCCGTGTTTATGTGGTTGAGAGTGTGGAACAGGCATTAGAAGTAATTAGGGTTTGAGAGGGAATAGGGATGAATGCGATGTTGAAAGCAAGAAAACATTTTACGGTAGCGATTAATTGGGAAGAGCGAAAAATTGAACAGTGGCTTGAACAATACGGGGCCTATCTTCTGCTTGATAGTAAACCTGATTTTGCAAGCTCCAGAAATATACTTGCAAGTCTGATGGATTCGGTGACTGGTGTGGCTACTGATCGTCGACGCAGAGCATTACCGCGATGCAATATTGATGTGCATCAAGCTATGGCTATCGAGGACATGCTTTACCATGTGAATAAAACGGAAGGGGCTAAGGTTCGCCAGTGGATTGATGTTGCAGTTCTTTACTATGTAAGCGGTTATTCGGAAGAAGATATTTCAACAAAATTCGATATGACAATGTATGCGGTGAAGCGGGATAAAATGATGGGGATTTTGCGCCTTGCCACCAGATTTAAAATAGGCAGCTTTTTAACCGATTAACCTCTTGCTTTGTCGACAATATATCTTTATATTTGGTGTATAGTGCGCTTGAGTAGTCGGGTACACTAGCGATTAAAGCTCATCGAAAGGTGGGCTTTTTTGTTGCCTGGAATATGGCATCTCTAGCTTCAAAAGGTGAGTACTACTTTGGATTGGCGACCCATTAACACAATCAGTTATGAGCCATTAAGCATAGACTAGCAGTGCGGGAAAGTATCCGGAGCCGAGGGCCTGCACCCCAATGAAGCTCCAGCCCATGCCCTGAGAAATGCCTGTGTAAGCAATATCAGGGCACCTATGGCGGCCCTTTATTCGTAGTGGTTTAAATCGGATGCCGCCACCATATTTAGGAGAATCAAATGCTCCAATTTTTATTCTGTTTGTTCGGCCTACACGGTGCGACTGAGATCGACTACACAATTGATGATGAAGAAATCAAAGTGTGTCGGGATTGTTTGAAAGAAATTGAGTAATCTATAATAAACTAATCGATAAATTCACTTATTAATTAATAATTTATTTTGAAAATAAGTTGGACGTTATATTAATTCTCTATTAATTTACCACTTGTTCAAAGACTCCACATTTTGAATTTAAAGTTTCGCCCACATCAACCCCAATGGTGTGGGTATTTTTTTGACTAAAATTCGCCGGACGTATTACGGCAATCAAAGCCCCTCGCATTCTAGATGTTGAGGGGTTTTTCTTTTCTTATTTGAGTTATCCGGAAATACCGGAAGGCTGGTTGTATGGACATAGTAGAAGCAAAACGGAATTTAGAAGTACTTGAAAAGAACCGCAGTCGATTAATGAATTACAACCATCTGTTTTCAAGCTATGCATTTAAAGAAATGTGCGGTGCTGAACTTCGCAAGGTAAATAAGCAGATCCACGGCATAGAAGAACAATTAAATGCGCAACCCCAAAAGACTCGAAGCAATCAGAAAGCTGCCATGCATTCGGTGTGGTAATCCAAACTCACAAGCGGCTCACAGTAATTCAGCAAAGCATGGTAAGGGCAGATCGATTAAAGCCAGTGATGAGTTCACGGTGCCGCTATGCCATTCCTGCCATTTCCAGTTCGATACCTTTCAATTGGGTAATCGGGCAGAGAGTGAAGCAATGTTTGATCAGTGGTTGGTGAGAGTGGATCGGATGTTGGTGATGGAAGATAGAGAGGTGTTTTGATGGGTATTCATCAAAATAGAGAATTATTTGAATTGCTGCCTGAAGTCCACAAAAGACTGTCAAGACTACACCCTACAATAGTGTGGTTTGGTGAGGATGGGTTATATCACACAAGTTTCAACTTTAAGGAATTGGTTGATTGGCTAAATGGTGGCTTTTATGTTTTTCAGCAACTACATAAAGATAAAGAGGTGTTTTGATGGGAACCAAGGCAAGTAAAGCAAAAGTTATCGAAAAGGCACAAGAGTTTGCCGAAAAGATTATTGCTGAAAACGAATACATAATTAAGCATACAACCAATGCTGAAGTTGGTGCTAGAGCTGCGGATCGGATTGACTTGGCCAAGTCTTTCAAGCTTCTTTTGTCAGAAACACATGAAGATCTAATAAAGCTTGAAAATTATGGTAATGATGATTATTGTGGTTAAACACCACATCTCGGGACTAACGTGAAAGACTTTTAGCTTTGCTATAGTTTTAGTTCAGAATTAAAAAGCCTGTCATTAACTTGATAGGCTTTTTTTATTGGGAGCAGGAAATGCAAAAAGCCGTGTTTCCTATCCAGAGCCATGCAGACATCACCAAAGCTATTAACTACATGCATGCCAATTACACTCAGGCGCTGGAAGGTGGTAAGCCATTGCGTGTGGTGATAGATCAGAAACAGGATGATCGGTCAGCAGCACAGAATAGACTTTATTGGATGTGGTTGGGTCAGATTGAAAAGAAGAACGGCACACACAAAGATCAATTGCATTTTGAGTTTAAGAAAAGGTTCCTGATTTTTATTTACCGTCGGGATGATCAGGAATTTGAAGAAATGTGTCTTGCTATCAGCGCATTAAAACAATCTCAATCAGAACAATTTAAAGTCGTGGCAAAGGGTGTGATTCGCGAGGCGAGCACAACAAGAGCTACAACGAAACAGTTTACTGAGTATTTGAATTGTGTGCACGATTTTACTGTCACAAGGTTGGGTATTTATTTGACTGTGCCGGATGATTTGAAGTGGGTTTGGAAAAATAGCAGCCTCTAAATTATAATAAAAATTCGAGAATAAATTATTTGATAATTAATATGAGTAATGAATACTTGGGTTTAGCGGGAGCGGTGCTTGCTGCTTTAATAGGGGCTTTGGTTTTGTTGATTATTTCCCGAACAACCGCAGAAAAAATTCAAGAGAACTATGCTGCCGATAAATTAGCTGAAGCTAAAAGAGATGTGTTCCTTGGCTTAGTTGATCACTGGATGGATTATCTAATGATTGTAAACACCTTTGGAATTAATCCACAAAAGGAATATAGGGAAGCAGTTTTTCAAGCAACCAAAGATTTAGTTTCATCCTTGCATAAGTCTAGCTTTATATCTGAGCCAAATACCAAAAAAGAAGTAATGCTGTTTTCACTAAATTTTAGTAGAAAAAATCTTGAACTAAGTAAAATCACCAATGACTGGTATGAGTTGGAAGAACAAGATCGGTGTGATTTAAATTATAAGTTATTTCAAATTCTTGATGGTTTGGGGGCTGAAGCCTTAGTTCTGCAGAATTTACTAAGAACAGAGTTGGGAATTAATAATGACCCAAAGATTGATTCGTTTTTATCTTTGAAGCAAAAAGAATTTGTCTCTGAAATGGAGCAGAGTTTGCTTGGTACAAAGTGAAAATATTTAATTAATAAATTTAACCTCCTCCGGGAGGTTTTTTAATGGCTGAAGATTATGAAAAGACCATATCCGCCAATCCAAGATAATCAAAACACAGATGTTGAAGATGATGAATTTATTGAAAGCGGTGGTCTACTTCATTTCGAACCTGCAAATAATGATTTGTGGCCGTGGATTAGAGAGACCTTTCTTGAGTCATGGGGGAAACTCCACAATCCAGACCATGAGCACCTATTAAGCTTTCAACCTCCTGAGATTTCATTCCTTTGGGCTTATACCAAATGCGAAGCTAAAGACCGTCGTGTACTGGGCCAGACTGAACGCGTGATGATTAATGTTGGTGGTTGGCGTAAGGATCGGCAAGAACTTCAGCTGATTGACTGGTTTGGTGATGTGCCTAAATACATCATCACGTTAGATGCTCGTGTATGCCAGGTGATGAGTGATGTGGATTTCTGCGCACTGGTAGAACACGAGCTTTATCACATTGGGCATAAGAAAGATCGGCATGGTGAGTTTGAATATACATCCATGGGTGAGCCTAGATTGTTCTTGCGTGGTCACGATGTCGAAGAATTCCATGGTGTAGTCCAGCGTTACGGTGCATCACCAGATGTCCAAAAAATGGTAGAGCTTGCAAATGATGGTCCAACTATATCTCGGGCTAATATTGCTCATGCATGTGGTACGTGTTTATTGAAGTTGGCTTAATTTTTTTGGTCACCTTCTTTGATGTACTTTGATAAAAGGTGAATTATGGCCAAGCTAAGAAAGGCTGAAAAAATTTATATAGTTCAGTCCCTTGCTGTCTTTAATACACCTACTGAAGTAGCAAGGGATTTCAAAGAGATTTTCGGGATTGAATTAAAGCCTCAGAACATCGAAGGCTATGACCCAACAAAGCGAGCAGGTAAGGATTTAAGCGATGAATTGAGAGCTGAATTTGAGACTACTCGAAAGGAATATCTCAGCCAGCCGCTTGAAAACATTCCAGCTGCAAATGACGTTGTGCAGCTGAAAATCCTAAGCGACCTCCTTTTTAAGAATAAATATAACGTGGTTATGGCAACCAAACTTACCGATCAGATTCAAAAGATCATGAAAGGTTTCTATGAAAAGAAAATAGAAATCACTGGTAAAGACGGCGGCCCAATTCAGCAAGAAACCAAATCAACACATCAATTCACACCAGATGAGCTTAACGGACTATCCGCGCAAGAGCTTTCGCGTTTAGCAATTAATGGCAAGTTATGACTTATGCAATTGAAGAGATAGCGCCACTAATTAAAGAGTGGACGATTAATACACGTCTGCCTGAAATCATTGAAGAAATGAAACGACGTTATTACTACCGGATGCTGATAGAGCAAAACGAATTAAGTCGAGAGGCTGAAATCTACAGATGCAAGAATGATCCGGCTCATTGGTTTAATCACTGGGTATGGACTTATGATCCACGGGGCATGCCTTTTGGACTGCCGGCGAATATTCCTTTTGTTTTGCGTCCTGGACAGGTTGAACTTGTTGATTGGCTGATTGAACGTGAAAGTACCCAGACACACGGTTTAATTGAAAAAAGCCGTGATGAAGGGATGAGTTATGTAGTTTTGGGATTCTATTTGCACCGTTGGTTGTTTGTCGAAGGCTTCGCTGGAGGGGTTGGTAGTCGTAAAGAGGATCTGGTTGATAAGAAAGGCGATCCAAAGACCTTGCTACATAAATTTCGGGATATGTTTTCAAAGTTACCCGACTGGATGAAGCCTAAGGATTTTGTTGAAAAAGTACATGACAACTACATGCGAATTATTAATCCGGATAATGGCGCAACCGTTACTGGTGAAGCCGGCGATAATATTGGTCGTGGTGGTCGTACCACAATGTACTTTCTGGATGAATGGGCATTCGTCGAACGTCAGGAAGCTGTTGATGCAGCAATTTCCCAAAACACCAACGTTCATATCAAAGGATCTACTCCGAATGGTATTGGTGATAAGTTTCACCAAGATCGATTTAGCGGTCGTTACGCCGTCTTTACAATGGCATGGCGGGATAACCCTGATAAGAACTGGCAGGTTGAATTTAATGGCAAGCTAATCCACCCCTGGTATGAAAAACAATTGGCCACACTAGACGATATCGTTCTAGCTCAGGAAGTTGATATTGACTATGCCGCATCAGTAGAGGGTGTATTGATTCCATCTGCATGGGTACAGGCTGCAGTGGATTCTCACATCAAGCTTGGTATTGAACCATCTGGTGAGCGTAACGGTGCACTGGATGTAGCGGATGAAGGTAAGGATAAAAACTCTTTTGCTGCACGTCACGGGATTGTATTGCAGTACTTGGATACATGGTCAGGCGTTGGTGATGACATTTTTGGTACTACGCAAAAAGCTATCGATGCATGCCTGGATTTAAAGCTGAATTTACTCTTCTACGATGCTGATGGTTTGGGGGCTGGTGTACGTGGTGATGCCCGAGTCATTAATGAGCAAAATCAATCTAAAGGGATACCGGAGATTGAAGCAAATCCATTCCGAGGCTCAGGTGCGGTGCACAACCCGGAGCAGGAAATGGTTGAGGCGCGTAAAAACGTAGACTTCTTTGCCAATCTCAAGGCTCAAATGTGGTGGTCATTGCGTATCAGATTCCAGAATACTTATCGAGCCTTACAGGGTATGCAATATGACCCAGACAATCTTATTTCGCTCTCTGCCAAAGACATAAACAAGCATGAGCTTGAACAGCTCATGCGAGAGTTATCACAACCCACTTATACAAAAAATGGTGCAGGCAAAATCCTAGTCAATAAGCAACCGGACGGGGCCTTGTCTCCAAACCGAGCGGACGGCGTCATGATTTGCTTTAGTGATATCAAGCCGCCTGAACGCTTAAGACCGGGCGGAGGTGGCTCACGTAGTTTTTAATTAAGGTTTTTAAAATGGCAAAATCCAAAAACAAGCAGAAAGAGACCAAGCCAAAAGCAGCAGGCTTGTTAACCGAAGTTGCTGTTGAAAAACTTGCGTTCAGTATGGGGCGTGCGGCTGATGTTGATGAAGTCTTGCGCAAGGCTGGTGTTACCCGGCAGCGTTTAAGTGTGCTCATGGCTGATGATGAAATATCACAGGCTATGGAAACCCGGCTTGATTCCGTGATTAATGCGCCGTGGCGATTCAAAGAAGATCACGGGGAGCAAACCGAGTTTCTTAAGGAGCAGGTTGCTTACTGGCACAATGAAATTATCACCGGTGCATGGGAAGCGTGTCCATTTGGCTATTCAGTCATGGAGGCCAATTATCAGGTTCTTGAGGATGGCAGGTTTACACTTAATGGCATTCAAGTGAAGCCACTTGAGTGGTTTGAGCCAAAGAATAACGGTGAACTAATTTATCGTGAGCCACAGGCCAATACAGAAATCAATGTATTTCAGAAGTGGCCGTTAAAGTTCTTTTTAACTCGACGCAAGCCTTCATTCAAACAACCCTATGGCGATCCACTACTATCAAAGCTGTATTGGTTATGGTTCTTTAGAACAAATTCCACTAAGTTTTGGGTTAAGTTTTTGGAGCGATTCGGATCTCCGCTACTTGTGGGTAAGGTGGGTGGCGGCAGTCGAACCCAAGATGATATTGATGCCATGACCTCGGCATTACTGAATGCTCATTCGCAATCAGTTATCTCGATTGGATCTGAAGATGATGTAAATACAGTAGGTACAAACTTCTCGGGTGCAGGTAGCTCAGCATTTGAGGCATTTGATACTGTTTTAACGCGCCGTATTCAGAAGGTTGTATTAGGCCAGACCCTCACATCGGGAACTGATGGCACAGGGAGTCGTGCGCTGGGCGAAGTACATGAAAATGTGCGTATGGATAAGCGTAACTCAGACTTACGCATGATCACCCCGACCTTTCAGGATATTGTTGATGCTATTTGCTTCCTAAATGGATTTGAAAAGCACACGATCATCTTGGGTGGTGAGCAAGATCTGAATGTAAAAGTGGTTGAGCGTGACCTAAAGTTGAAAGATTTGGGTGTTGAGTTTACAGATCAGTATGTAATTGAGACTTATGGCATCAAGCCTGAGCACTTCAAAATGCGTTCCGAGCAGATTCCAATTAATACTCAGTTCACAGCATTACCGCGTCAGGCCTTCAACTTCAAGGCAACAGCAAACAAGCTCTCACCAGAACAGCAAGAAGTTGAAGAACTGACGGATGGCCAAGGTGATTTAGAGCTTTTAAACCAGGATCAGATTAAACAATTAGCTGCTGAGTCTGAGACACCAGAAGATTTGATATTTAATTTGTCGAAATTAATACCTGGTGCAACTAAGTCGCAATTTGCAGCGAATTTAGATCAGGCTTTATATGCTGCTGATGTGCTTGGTTATGCAATGGCGAAGGATGGGCAGTGATGAATACAGAGCAAAAATACACACTATTTATCATGTCTTATAAATCTGTATTTAAGCGTGAGCCGCACCCTGAATTCAGTACACCTGAATGGAGGTTTGTTGCAAAGCATGGGTTTAGTTGCTCGAAATCTGAAATTGAAGATAAAGAGCAATATCAGCATTCAAACACAGCTTGGTTGATGTTTCAGTTTGGTTTGAATGCTGAGCAAAACCTGAAGAGCCTAGAGAAAACTCATGCAACCAGTTACCTTCCTTGAAGCCCTAGAATACGCTCACAACAAAAAGATTGTGCTGCCTGATGAGTTCTACTCAATGGATTTAAAGACCCGGCAGATGGCTACGACGGTTAGCTTTCTATCGAGTCTTGAGCAGATTGAAGCTGTCATCAAGGCCGTGAATAAATCGATTGCAGACGGTGGTACTTTCAAGGATTTTCAGAAGCTGATTAAAGAATCTGAAATCATTCTGCCAAAGCACTACCTGGACAATGTGTTTCGTACCAATATCCAGAATGCATATGGCCATGGCCGGTGGCAACAACAGCAAAGGAATAAGGTTAAACGACCTTACCTGATGTATTCGGCTATCAATGATAGTCGGGTACGTCCTAGTCATTTGGCCTTGAATCGAATTGTACTGCCGATAGATCATCCGTTCTGGCTGACACATTATCCTCCCACAGGTTTCCGCTGTCGGTGCACATGCATAGCATTAACTGAGAAACAGGCATTGAAATACGGCATCACGCCAGATGATCAGTTGCCTGAGGTAGCTGAAGCCTTAGATTGGAGTTCTCATCCTTTGCAGTTTGGCGAACTTGAATCACTGGTGGATAAGAAAATCAGTGCTTCAAGTCTGGATAAAGAATATCTACTCGAACAGAAAGAAGTCATCAGGGCAGAATGGACGGCGAGTAAAAAGCTCACCAGTCTGTTTGCTCCGATGGATGATAAGACTCGGGATCTGTTCGATACGGTGGCTAATACAGTGATTCCACTTGATCCAAGTATCCGGCCAAGTGCGATTCGGACTTTCCTTGATTATGTGCAGGGAAATGATTCAGCGCTGACTAGCTACTTAAACTCCGCTACAAGCTCACTAGCTGATGATGTACTTAAGCGCTGGCTGAGTGCAGACATGGCAGCAATTCAGGCTGTAGCAAGCAATACGGCTTCAACCGTGGTAGGTGCTGCTACACTTCAACAAGTAGCGGCTTATCAGATTGGGCAGACAGTACAGTTGAATGCACCGTTGCTGATGGCTGATACAGCTTCAGATATCGTGATTAAAATTGAAAATGCCAAGGGTCTCGGTATTGATCTAGACATGCTGAATACTGGCAACGGTGTTTTATTTCCAATTGGATTGTCCTTTGAAGTGGTTTTGATTGAAATGGTCGAAGGGCAGATGGTTTATACGCTTAAAGCTTTGGTGAATTAGGTGGGTGATAGCTATATAGAGTGGGTTGCGGGTGGTCTAATCGTGATTATTCTTGCGTTTTTTTCAGTTGTAATTTGGCAAGATGCTAAAAGTGAAAAAATCGCTCTTAATAAATCGGAATGGATTTGCACTAAGACTAAAACACAGGTCAATAATGTGATTGCAGGGAAAGTAATTGTTCCACAAATGACAGAGTACTGTGTTCGGTATGAAAAAAGATAAACCATAAATTCAACTTTAAGCACCTTCGGGTGCTTTTTTATTGGAGCATGAAAATGCCAGATCCAAATGAAGAACGGCTGAAGTATTTATTTAATGCCTCGGCGATTGAAGTGCCAAAAGCTGAAGAAGGGCAAAAACGAAAATTTAAAGGTACTGCTTATGCTGGTGGTCGTGTAGATGGTCACTGGTATTGGGGGCGTTCTGGTGTGGTGTTTGATCTTGATGGCATTGAGATTGATAAACCAACAGCTTTGCTTGAAGAACACTTTGGCTCAAGTCGAATTGGTGTTGTTCAAACAGTAGATACCAACGGAAAGATTGATGTATCTGGTGATTTCCTCACGAATACCAAGGCACAGGAAATTATCCAAGACTCTGATGATGGTTTCCCGTTCCAGATGTCGATGATGATTGATCCAGGGTCTATTGAGGAGGTCTCACAAGGCAAAACGGTCACTGTAAATGGTCAATCTTTTGAAGGCCCAATCACAATCTTCCGTCAGAACCGTATTCGTGAATTTACGATCTGCTCGACCGGTGCTGATCGCAATACATCAATCAAAGCCTTCTCAGGCAAAGCCAATCCAAACCCAACCAAAGAGGACACAGACGTGACCGAATTAGAACAGGCTCAGGCCAAAATTACCGAATTGGAAGGTCAGGTGAATACTCTGACTGAACAAAACAAACAATTCGCAGCTGCAAAACGTGAAGCTGAAATCAGCGCATTGGGCAAAGACCTAGGCAAAGAGTTTAGCGCTGAAGATATTGAAGAAATGAAAAAGCTTGATGATGGTGCATTTGCATTCTCAGCCAAGCAGCTTCGTCAATTTTCGGCAGGTAGCCAACAGCCGCCAGCTACACCACAGGCACAACAAACACCAAGTGTGAATCCAGCATTTGCTCACCTGTTTAGCCACCAAGCTAATCCGGGGCAAGGTGGCCAGTCGAATAATACCGACACTCACAAATTCACTTCTGGTGCACAAGCATTTGCAGAACAAAAGGGGAAATAATTCATGGCTATTCACTATGTACCGCCTGTTTCAGTCACATCAAAACGACTGATCCTGGACAATGAAAAATTACGTCGTGCCAATGCCAAGGTGCCAACCGCCACAGCATTTAAATACGGTGATCTATTAACGCTGTCAGATACCAATGTGCTGGCTCATGCCACTGATGAAAAAACATGGGATGTAATCTGCGGTCAGGATGTGTCGGCTGCAGAAGCCACAATCAAGGCCGCTGATGGAATCGAAATTCCAGTGTATTACGGCGGGGTGTTCAGTATTGAAGCTGTCTCACTTAATGGAACCTTGCTGACTACTGCAAAATATGATGCAGCGCGTGCCAAGGCAACTAAAAACAAAATCGAACTTTCTAAGGTGTAAACAACATGCCACAGTCTTTTAATATTGAAGGTGCTCCAC